GAGGTCGTGAGCGTTGTGAAACTTCCAGTATTTGCCGTTGTGGCTCCAACCGTGCCGTTGATGTTGATGGAAGCCGTGCCCGTCAGATTTGTGACCGTTCCCGACGAAGGAGTACCAAGCGCACCGCCATCTTGTAATAATCTCGTCCAAACGCCGCCGTGTGCAAAGTACATTGCCCCATCTGCGTGTGAGTGGGCGACTGCACCGTGATAAGTGTTGGCAGACGGAAATGCCGCTTGATTATCAAAATAAAACGGAATAACTGAACCTGCTTGCGGCGCGACGACAGCACCCGCATCCGATATGGTTACCGAAGAATTCTGTAAGAGTTTTCCCGTTGTGCCGTCAAAACGAGTTATTGCGTTATCGGTTGAAGAGGCAGGCCCCACAATATCGCCGGGTGATGCCACCTTGACAAAATCACTGCCGTTCCAGGCAACAATCGTCTTCTCTCCCGACACCAGAGTCACGCCCGTTGTTGGGCCTACACCCACAATCTTGACGCTCTGTGAGGTGGAGGTGGCGTTGATGACGATGTATTGACGGCTTGATGCTGGCGCTGTAACTGTCAACAAACTTGCCGGGTTGCCCGTGCAGTTGATGATTGCAAACTGTGCTGACCCGGTGGCGCTCGACCCCGCCTGAGACAGAGAGGTACCGTTGGCTACAGAAAGCGTAACTGCCGTCTGGCTACCGCTGATGGTCTGTGTGCCCTCAACGGAGGAGTCGAGGTACTGGGTGATGTAATCGTTGACCGTGCTGCCCCATGTACCAGACAGTTCTCCAGTAGCAGGAAGAGCAAGACCCAAGAGGGAGGTGTATGTGGTGGGCATCTAAGGCTCCTATTGCGTGTTGATCGTCGTCCAGTTTGCAGTTTGTGCGGTACTGATTGTTGTGAAGTTTGCGTTCTGCGTGGTATCAATAACCAGCCATCCGATAATTGAAACAGTTCCGACCGCACCCGTGCCCTGCACTCCAGTGACCACGATACTGTCGTTAATTTTCAGGGTAACGGTGCCTACTTGTCCAGTTGCAGAAACTCCTGTAAGTGCCTTGATGACCTCGGCAACTGCTGTTCCGACCGCCCCAGTTCCAGATACCCCCGTTGGCGATACACCGCCGGTAAAAGTAATTGTGACGGAACCAATCGTTCCTGTGCCAGCCACTCCGGTCGGCACCAAAATCTTGTCCAGCCTGAAAGTGACGCTGCCAACACTTCCTGTACCAACAACACCGGCGGGTGTAAATGAAATCTTAGGCGTTGTAGTACCAACTGCCCCTGAACCAGCAACACCTGTGACAGAAACATTTTTACCAATTCGGATAACTGGAGTACCAACAGACCCAGTGCCACTAACTCCGGGCGACAGGACAACCGCGTTACCCTGGACTTGGAAGTTTCCAATCTGTCCGACCCCCTGAACGCCTGTTGGCGTGAACACCAAGGTCGGGGTGATGGTGCCAATAGACCCGTTGGCCGAAACACCCGTAAGCCCGAACTGAACTTTAGGTAGAACGACTCCAACTGCGCCTGCACCTGAGACTCCTGTGGGTACAAAGGTAACCGATACCGAAAAGGTAACCGTGCCAACCGCGCCAGTGCCAACGGGCGTAGAGACAACACTCTGCCCCCACGCTCCGCTGCCCCAACTGTCAGCACCCCATCCTTCAAATGGGTAGACGGTATTCGGCACTTCTCACTCAGGCAATCCGAATGATTGCCGTTGCAGCGGCTGGGGCCGGGAACTGAATAGTGAAGTCACCAGACGATACGGACTGATCACCACCAAAATTCAGCACCGCGCAGGCCGGATCACCCGCAGCAGTATCGTTGTAGATGATTGCGCCAGAGGTCGTGAAGGTGGCAGAAGAAAAGGTCGTGTCCGAAAAATCGCACACCGCCGTCGTGCCGTCAGCAACAGGGGTCACTGAGGTCAGCGTACTGCCGCCTGTGGTGTAACCACTGCCGTTGGGTAACTCATCACTGTTGCCGGTCAAGGTGGTGTAACTTGTCGTGGCAGCACCATAGGTGCCCGTGATGGCTGCGGTGGCTTTACCCAGCGCAAGTTTAAAGGTGTTGCCGGTTGAGGCGGTGAAGTTGTGAACAGCCTTCAGGATTTCAACCTTGAAGGAAGTCGGCATTGCTGTGGTGAATCCGGGCATGTTAAGCCTCCAAAAGTTTTACAAGTTCAGGATGGCCCGATTCACGGAGCCGGTTTGCAAGGGTCGTGTTGTTCGACTGGATTGCACGCTTCATGTAGAAGGTTAGCACCCCCCGGATATTTTCACGATAGGCATTTGCCTGATCGCGGATGGCCGGGTGAGACTGATCTCCCACATAAATAATTTTGTTCAACGCCTGTTCAGCAAGTTCTTCGGGCGTAAAACCACGATGGCTCACCGTATGAATCAAAACGGTGCCCACTTCTGCTGATCCGTTTGCTGAGAACATCAAGTCATCCGTATAATTGCGTTAGTGCTATTAGCAGCAGGAAACTGCACTACAAAATTAGTTGTAGCCGTTTTGTCGCCACCAAAGTCCAATATGCACACGGTAGGGTTACCACTACCAACCTTATAGATGATCGCCCCGCGACAAGTAAACACTGCCGGAGTCCATGTGACGTTGTTGAACGACAAGAACATGGTTGTGTTGTTCGGGTCTGCGCCTGTAGTTGGTGCAACAGAAACAGTAACCGTATTGCCTCCGGCTACATAGCCAGTGCCGGAAGTCTCGCCCGTAGCAGTATAAGCATCAGTGTTTGGGCCAATGTTTGCAGCGCCCGTGTAAAGCGCCATCTTGAACGCATCAGTGCTGAAGTTGAACAGCCCCGAAGGCAGGCCAACCTTGAACTGCTTTGTTGCACCTTGCTCGATGGCCATTACTTGACACCATTATTCTGAGGCAGTGGTGGAATACGTGACTGGCCACTGCGGTACGCATCGCTGCGCTCCAGACCATCACCCAGACGCTTGGCAAGTTGCAGGGCTTCCATGTACTTCTGGTTGTATAGCGCCATCATGTCCTGCTCACCCTTCATGTAGGTGTACGCTTCTACCAAAGCGCCATACAACAAGACATTGTCAAAGTTATCACCAAGCCATGTCTGCTGATTTGCAGACGCCGTGATTGATATTGGATAAAAGAAATAGTGCAACTCAATGCTGTAAGCAGCATCGGGGGTCGGGCCGAGAATGAATGTCAGTTCTTTTTCATTGTCTGAACGTGGGCCAAACAAAGCGTAGTACCGAGGAATGGCTTTGTCTTGAGTAGGGTTTGGGTAAGCCTGCCGGATGAAGTTCACATCTTTGTTCAGCAGATACTCGTACGCGCCAGAAGCGTCTATCGCCGCCATTGAGTACACGGCTAAAAAATCTGATGGACACTCAAGATACTTGTTGTTGGCTGTTGTAGTCCCAGTCACGTTCTTGCGAAGCGACGGAAACTGGATGGTGTTAAAAATGCGCTGCTCTGCCTGCTGAACAAACACAGGCAGTTGAGTAGCAAAGTCGCTACTGGTGTTTTCCGTGTACGCAATGATTGCGTTGTACAGCGCAGTTCTGTCCATATCAGCCCATCGGCCCCCGAGCCATCACGCCCTTGGTTGCTGCACCCGTGCCACGAATCTTGATACCCGAAGTCTTAGTCGGCTTGTACTCGTTACTGCGCACGCTGGCGTCTGACACATTGAGTTCACGAAGATACTTCTTGTTGTTTTCTTGACCAACAACCGGTGTGGCCACCGGCTTAGGTGTTTTGTAGGTAGCCATCTTAGACCCCCTTTTGTTTACGACCAGAACCCATCTGGTTGGCAACTTTGGCCAGATTACGACCCATCTTCAGCATGTCGCTGTTGGTTTTGCCGCCAGCACTCATCTTTTTTACAGCCGGATCAGGATGCGCACCTGCACCCTTGGCCATGTGTTTCTTCAACATTTCTTTGACGCCTGCCATTTTTTACTCCTATGTAGCCACCACAGTGACTGTACCAATTTGAATGCGCAACACCAAATTATTTGGTGTAAGCCCATCATCAATCCCACTGGCTCCGCCCACCGGATACCAACCCCACTGAAAGTCACGACTGCCTTCGCTTGGAAACCCTATTTCGTTTTGTGTGGTTGCAGAGCCATCTACAATTTGTAGTCCTGTGTTACCTGATTGAGTATAGCTAGTGTCAGGACGCGGCTCGCGCAAACCTTGCGGATCATCAACCGGATACATGCCTAATTGTAGTTGCGGTTGATCTGGGTCCCAACACTGCGGACAAACCAATAGGTTGTAGTTCTTGGTCTTGATTATTTCTCGACGAAGAACCTTGAGCTTGTAACGGAAGTTGCAGCGGTCGCACTGGGCAATCGCGTACTTGCCTGATGCGTACCTATTACCCATTACGGACCGCTCCCGATAAATTGCTGACGGGGCACAAATCGGATAGCTGCTTTTTCACGGTCTTCTTCAGCCGCCAACTGCCAAGCTTCATCGTACTGTTGCTTGAGCACAACTAAACGCTCGCCGCCGCCTGGAACTTTCAGAGCCAAGTAGTACGCTAGTCCAGCAGCCAAACACGGCAAAAACCGGAACGGCACATCAAAGTTTTTGATGCCCGAGTTTGTAGCGTCCTGCATCCGGCGCATTCTCCAGTACACAAACTGATACGAAGCACTTGGATCAGGAGTTGGCCAGACAGTAATGCTGTTCTTTTGAGTCAAGTTAATAGCGGCACTAGCAGCATGGCTTGCTGCAGTTGTGTCCCCCTGACCCCGAGCGCAATTTAACAACAACGCTGGATTGCCACCCGAAGCTGCTTGATATTCGTTATAAGCGATAAGCTCAGACCCAATGGTCACAAACCCTGCATTGGGAAATCCAACTAAAGTTGTAACCGGAATACTTGTTGCCGTTGAACTAAACGCCGCCTGAACAGTAGCAGGCAACAACGAACTTTGAGCCGTCAACCGCTGGATGTACACCTGAATTGGGCGACCCTGAATCAACTTGTTCGGGATAGTAGCGTAGGTGCTTACGCTGATGCGCGTGATGGTCAGGTCAGCTTGATTGTTTGGGACATTGGCGCTTGTACGAATTACGTGCTCTAACAGATCAACTGTGTCGTCTGGTAATGCGTAAGTGGGCTGGCCAGTAACGAGCGGGATCATGTCCTGCTCGAACGTCCACATGTTTATACCCCGGTTGGCCCAATCTGCAAAAAGCAAATTCAAACTGCGACGGGCAGTCCGCAGATCGTAGCCCGTGCGAAGCTCAGAACCCGCGCGCTCAAAGGCTTCTTCAACGATCTCACTAAGATCGAGATTGAAGTTGGCTACGCCTGAAGTGGTCATCTAAAACCTGCCGTCTTTTTTGCGATGCCCTTGGGCTGCTTCACGAACTGCTTGCCGGAGGCTTTGCCTGCTCGCTTGGCTCTGGTGGTGGCTGCGTATTCTTGGGGGGAAAGACTTTTGATCGCAGCCTCTGGAAGATACCTTTCACCCGTGTCAGAAGATCGTTTACCACTTTTCGTCCTCCACTTTTGATCGCCCCAATTCTTGAGCGACTGCTGCGGGCCTGCCAATCCTCCACCCGCCATTTTTTTGCGTCCTGCACAATGAGCCTTTTGCGAGAAGCCTTTTGGGTTGTCGCAGTTGATAGACTTCTTGTACTTCTCAGACCAAGCCATATCACACCATTTTGCCGCGAGTCTTGCCACGCTTGGCAATACCATCACCGCGCTTTGAGGCAGAATTTACTTTGCCACCAGCCGCTTTTCCGCGAGTTTCGCGTTTCAACTCGGAAGCGTACTCTTCGGCTTTTTTGCGTGCAAGTTCATCATTGATGTCTTCCATCTCA